AACAGGTAAGCATACTTTATAAGATGGCGAAACTTTTTGGTTTTTCAATTGAGGATAATGAAAAAAAATCCAAATCAATAATCTCCCCCGTTCCTCCTAACAATGAGGACGGGGTTGATCATTATATTCAATCAGGTTTTTATGGACAAACTATTGATATTGAAGGTGTCTATAGGACTGAATACGATCTAATCCGTCGATATCGTGAAATGGCACTTCACCCAGAATGTGATGGTGCAATTGAAGATGTTGTAAATGAAGCAATTGTCAGTGATTTATATGATTCTCCGGTAGAAATAGAATTATCAAATTTAAACGCCAGTGATAAACTTAAAAAAGTTATAAGAGAAGAATTTAAGCATATTAAAGAAATTATGGACTTCGATAAGAAGTCTCACGAAATTTTTAAAAATTGGTATATTGACGGCAGATTATTTTATCTAAAAATTATTGATATAAAAAAACCTCAGGATGGTATTCAGGAATTGAGGTATATTGATCCAATGAAGATGAAGCATATTCGCCAGGAAAAAAAGACGAATAATAATTTAGGTACAAATTTATCGGCACTTTCCAATTATAATGCAAATCAAGTCACATATCCAGAAATAGAAGAATATTTCATTTATACTCCAGGTGCAAATTATCCTTCAGGCACACTTAGTTCATCTTCAAAAGGTGCTGTAAAGATAGCAAAAGATTCTGTTACTTATTGTACTTCTGGTCTAGTAGATAGAAATAAAGGAACTGTACTTTCATATCTCCACAAATCAATTAAAGCACTCAATCAACTTAGAATGATTGAGGATTCTCTTGTAATTTATAGATTATCCAGAGCACCAGAGCGTAGAATTTTTTATATTGATGTTGGAAATCTCCCAAAGGTAAAGGCGGAACAATATCTCAAGGAAGTTATGAGCCGCTATCGCAATAAATTAGTTTATGATGCACAGACAGGTGAAGTTCGTGATGATCGCAAGTATATGAGTATGCTTGAGGATTTTTGGCTCCCAAGAAGAGAAGGTGGTAGAGGTACTGAAATCACAACTCTACCTGGTGGTCAAAATCTTGGCGAACTTTCAGATATTGAATATTTCCAGAAAAAACTTTACAGGGCACTTGGAGTTCCAGAATCCAGAATTGCTGGTGGTGGTGATGGATTCAATTTGGGGCGTTCATCAGAAATTCTAAGAGATGAACTTAAGTTTTCTAAGTTTGTTGGGAGACTAAGAAAGCGTTTTGCGAATATGTTTAATGATATGCTTCGTACTCAACTACTTCTAAAAAATATTGTATCTCCTGAAGATTGGGATATTATGAGTGATCATATTCAGTATGATTTCTTATATGATAATCATTTTGCCGAACTTAAGGAGGCAGAATTACTTACAAATAGATTGTCACTTGTTACTTCTATGGAGGCATATATTGGAAAATATTTCTCTACCGAATATGTTCGTAAAAAGATTCTTCGTCAAACTGATTCGGAAATTATCGAAATTGATGCTCAGATTGATGATGAAATTGAGAAAGGTATTCTCCCAGACCCAAATGCTCCAGTAGATGAAATGGGAAATCCAATTCCAGAAGGTGGAGAAGTACCGCCAGCAGAAGCAGTTCCACCAGAACCTCTTGCTCCAGAACCTCCTCCAGAACCTAAAGGTGGCAAGATATAAATAATCTTATAATAATAAATTGTTTTTATGGAAGAACTTATCGATTTGATTGCAACAGATGCTTCGGCATCTGATGTATCCGACAGAATTAAAGAGATATTATACGCAAAAGCATCGGACAGAGTTGATTCTGCCCGACCTTATGTTGCGGCATCGATGTTTGGTGACGAAGACAATACAGAGGACCAAGAGTAATGGCAATTAAGGTTGTACAAAAAGTAAATAGAATAACTGCCAATGTATCTACGGCTACTACTAGTAATCCGATTGCTCTTAAAAGTGGATATTTGAGAGTTTCTACTGGACTAACATCAGTCTATGTTGAAATTGATAGCGAACCTGTTGCCACTACAAATTCTTTTCAAATTGGTCCATATGGTAATGAAGTGTTGAAGGAAAGAATTGCTAGACAAAAGATTGCAGGAATTACTACAGGAACAACAACAATTGTTTCTTTTAGTGAAAATGCAGGAAATCCATTTTTAGTTGGTGATTATGTTACTATTGAAAATGCCCAACCGGCAGGAATTAATACAGAACATAAATTAGTCACTCAAGTACTTAATGATTCTTTAACAATTTCACACAATAGTTCTTCTATTGTTGGAGTAATTACAACAACCAATGCAAATATTGCAAGAAGTGTAAAAGTGAGTGTTCTTGCCGCAGATGGATCTCAAAATGTAAGTATCACAGAAATCGTTCAGTTAGTCACCGAATAAAAATGAAACTCATCACAGAAGAAGTCTCACACGTAGAGTTTATTACCGAAAAAGTAGGTAAAGAAACCAAAACCTTTATTCAAGGAGTTTTCCTTCAGGGAGACATTTGTAACCGTAACGGTAGAATGTATCCGATGGAAACTCTTTCTCGTGAAGTAAATCGATATAATGAAGCATTTATATGTAAGGGTCGTGCTCTTGGAGAACTGGGTCATCCAGATGGACCTACAGTAAATCTTGACCGTGTTTCTCATAAGATTGTTTCCTTAGAGCAAAAAGGATGTAATTTTATTGGCAAGGCACAACTTCTTGGAACTCCTATGGGTAAGATTGCAGAATCTTTGATTAAAGAAGGCGTTTGTCTTGGAGTTTCTTCTCGTGGTGTTGGATCACTTCAAATGACTAATGAAGGTCATAAAATTGTTGGTAAAGACTTTATGCTCGCAACTGCCGCTGATATTGTGGCAGATCCTTCCGCTCCCGATGCTTTTGTACAGGGAATATTTGAAGGGAAGGAATGGATTTGGGAAGGAGGAATCCTTCGTGAAAGACTTGCAGAGCAAACAAAGAAGAGAATTAATACTCTTGTAGATGAAAAAACTCTACAAGAGCATAAGGTTCAATTGTTCCAAGATTTCTTAGGAAATCTATAAATTATAAATAAATATAGATTATAATACAAGATCTAAAAAAATGTCCGTTGGTAGAAATTTACAAGAAATGGAAAACGTAGTAACCAAAGGAGCCTCACCTGCCGAAACTCCTTCAAAGAGTGCAACTCCTATTTTAACTCCAGGTCAAACTGGTTCTTGGGAAGATTTGGGTGGTCCAACTCCAGAAAATTATCGTCCCGACGACGATTCTTCAAAACTCAAGGATCCTGCCACAACTCTAGCACAAGTTAGAGATGTTGTAAATGCTAAGGCATCTGCAGCAGATTCTATGAAAGGTGTTAAAGAAGAAACTGAAGAAGATGAAGATCTTGTCGATGAAGAAGATGATGAAGAAGATGTAGTATCGGAAGGATCTTGCGAAGACGAAGACGAAGAGGAAGATCCAAAACCAAAAAAAGGTAAAAAGTCTCCTAAAGAAGACGAAGACGAAGATGAAGATGAAATGAAGGAAGAGTTTGACATCGAAGAAGATGTTAATGCTCTCCTTGCTGGTGAGGATCTCTCCGAAGAGTTCCAAGAAAAAGCAAGAACAATCTTTGAGGCGGCAATCCGTTCTAAGGTTGCTGAAATCAAAGAAGAACTTCAAGAAACTTATGAAAATGCACTTATTGAAGAAATTGAAGTAATCAAAGAAGGTCTTGTTGATCGTGTCGATGCATACCTTGAGTATGTTGCTGATGAGTGGGTTTCAGAAAACGCACTTGCAGTTGAGCACGGTCTCAAAACTGAAATGACCGAATCATTCCTCCAAGGAATGAGAGGTCTTTTTGAAGATCATTATGTTTCAATCCCTGAAGATAGATATGATGTAATCGAGAGTATGGTAGATAAACTTGATGAAATGGAAGGAAAACTCAACGAGCAAATTGAAAGAAATGTTGCTCTGAACAGAAGATTAGCAGAGTCGGTTGCTGATGTAATTTTTGCAGATGTCGCTGAGGGTCTTGCACTTTCTCAGAAGGACAAACTCGCTTCTCTTGCCGAAAATGTTGAGTTTGATAGTGAAGCAAACTATCGTGAGAAACTGGTAACTCTGAGGGAATCATATTTCCCATCATACACTAGTGCTCAAAGAGATGACTCAGAAACCTTATCAGAAAGTACTGATGTACAGTCCCAACAACCACAAGTTGATGGAAGAATGGCATCATACCTTCAGACTCTGGGAAGAGTCGCCAAACTGTGATTTTTAAATAATAAACAATCAAACAAAAACTTTTAACAAGGTAAAACAAATGCAAATGTTCAACGCAGAATATTTGCAGGAGAAGTGGGCACCAATTCTGGACTATTCCGGAATGGATCAGATCAAAGATGCACATCGCAGATCTGTAACCGCTATCCTGCTAGAAAACCAAGAGAGAGAACTCCGCGAAGAGCGTGATTTCCTTTCAGAAGGTCCAACCATGGCCACTGGATCTA